TGGGTGCTAACAGAGGAGGCAAGTGAATGAACTGCTGGAACTGTAAGACAGAACTTATCTGGGGCAGTGACTTTGACCTTGACCATGAGAATGAATACTATTCAATGATGACTGCCCTACACTGCCCTAATTGTGAGTGTGATGTAGAGGTATATTATCCAAAGGAGAATGAAACAATGACTGAATACAGACCTTTCATAGACAGGAAACATCTTATGCAACATATATCTGCATTGCTAGATGAGATTGATTTTCTGAGAGAACAACTGCAACCACACGACACTGGACACATACACACTGCAATCGGTGTGCTAGAAAGTCGTGTAGATAAATTATGGGAGAGTATGAAAACATGATACAAGTAAAGAGATGCTACAATGGATGAAAGGAGAAACACAATGAACATCACACACAAACAGAGAAAAGAGTTCCTTGAAGCATACAACAATTTGCGAACCATACTTCAATCAATACATGAGTGTCAGGACATTTGGATGTCAGACATTCGTAAGTTGGAATCAATGGAATGGCTTATGCGTAGAACTATGAAATTTGTGCCACATAAAGATGATGAAGGAAATAGTATGTGGTATCATGATTGGGTGCTTGAAGACTTGAGTGTAGACCCAGACGGAGAACAGCCAGATGTTTGAGGCAGCACTCGTATGCCTAGCACTCAATGTGTATCACGAGGCACGTGACCAGCCCTTCATTGGGCAGGTTGCGGTAGCCCAAGTGGTAATGAACAGGGTCAAAGACAATAGATACCCTGACAATGTGTGTGACGTAGTTCAACAAGGCCCAACCTACTCATGGAAGCCTGACTTCCCTGTGCGTCATCGTTGTCAGTTCAGTTGGTACTGTGATGGCAAATCAGATGAGGTAAAAAATGAGAAGGCTTGGCAGACAGCAATGCGTGTTGCACATGGCGTGTACTACGGCAACCTAGACGACTTCGTTGAAGGTGCCACACATTATCATGCAACCTATGTCCTGCCTGAGTGGGCAGAAACCAAGACGCCTATTGTACAAATAGGACAACATATGTTTTACAGATGGGAGTAGTTAAGATGGAACTTTTTATTCTAATCAATATCATAGCCGCAATAGCTTACTTAACATAGGAGGTATATGTATGGATATTATTCTTGGTTTAGTAATATTTTTTATCATAGCAGTCTTTACTTTATGATTTGCTAGTGATATAACACAACAACAGTTAACGAACATGAGAGGAGAATTATCATGCCATTAGATTTTACACCACAAGAGATTGTACCTGAGAACCTGAACTTCCCTGTTGTCTTTGAGCAGACTAAGTTCGACAAATCAAAGTACGTCATCAACGGCAACACAGGCGAGTATCTGGGGATTGTAGGACACAAGTTTAATTGCGCCAGCCATGGCGACTTCTTCACCAAAGCACACAACACAGTGTCTAAAACTCTTGGTGAAGATTATTGTGACAACATGAATATCAGTTACAAAACTGCTCGTAACAATGCTTGGGCATTGATGGAAATGGTTATGCCTAACGTCCTACGTAAGATCACTACAAACAAGCACAGCACAACCATTGCACCCCGCCTGATTGCCTTGCATGGCATTGATGGTTCATGTAGCAACATGGTCTTTTTCGGTGCTATCGACTTCTTTTGTACCAACGGCATGGTCACAGGCGACTACGACAAGATCAAGAAAAAGAATACAGCAAACTTTTCACTTGACTTGTTTATTAAGGAACTAGAAACGTCAGTAAATGACTTCTATGCGACAGCAGACAAGTTCCAATCATGGGCTGAGACAAGCCTGATGACGGTTGATGTCAAAGCACTGCTTGAAAGCATCATTAAATCTGACCGCAAGGCTGATAAAATGTACGGTTTGTACAATCAAGAGGTCGGCATTCGTGGTCGTAATGTGTGGTCTTTGTATTCAGCTTTCACTAACTATGCCACATATGCAGACGAGCGTAACGGCTTCAACCTTCGTAACACAGGTAATGACACCGCCGCTGAATCCATGTGGTCAAGAGAGCAGGAAGTAGCTAAGTGGATTGACTCACCACAGTTTCGGAGTATTGCTGCATGAAGGTACTCAAGTTAGTAAATGATTACTACAAATCGTATGATTTCAGGAACATACGAGATGAAACTAAGAAACAGTATGAATATTTCATAAATGTTATGCTTAACACTGAGGTGGACGGACAGGCTCTGTCCACTCTCAACATCAATGATTTGACCACTCGCATGGCTAAAGTTGCTTACGATGGCTGGTGTGAAAAGGGCATTCATATGGCAAATCATATCATGTCTGCATCCAGTATTGTATTCAATCACGGTCTGAGAATGGAACTATGTACAATAAACCCCTTCTCAAACGTGCGTAGGAGAGCCGCTGAGAGGCGTAAGACAGTTTGGAGTAGGGAGGATGTCAGAAAGTTCTTAGACACCGCCTACGGCGATTTTAGCACTCGTAACATCGGTCTTATTGCACACATGGCATACGAATGGTGTCAGCGGCTTGGTGATATGCGTCTTTTGACTTGGGATAACATCGACTTTGACACAAAGACTATGCGTCTTGAACAATCAAAGCGTAAAGCGGATGTTCATTTACCTATTTCAGATGACTTGTGCGATATGTTGTCGCAGCAACATGATGATTTTGGGTTCCAGCAGTACATTGCACCTAGACCAAATCCAATTTGTGGTGAATACAGACCTTATTCACTGCAAAAATTACCTCTGTTTGCCAGAAGAATTATGGATGATGCAGGTCTACCTAAAGAACTACGTTTGGCTGACCTTCGGCGTACAGGTACCACAGAAATGGTTGAGGCAGGTGTCGGTATGGCACAAATCATGTCGGTTACTGGACACTCTAATCCAGCGTCAGTAAAACCTTACATGAAAAATACTTTAAAAAGTGCAAATTTTGCATTGACTGAGCGAAAAATACATGGTAAAAGCATACCAAGTGCCGCAAAGGAAGGTGATATTACATGAATAATATTTATAACACTAATGTGTATAAACATATAAATGAATTAAATATACCTAATGGAACTACAAAAAGAATGGTATGTCCTAATTGTGGAGAGCGTACATTTACAGTGACCAATAACATGGGTTCACTTTTATGGAATTGCTTTCGTGCTAGTTGTGGTATCAAGGGTAGCGACAGAGTGCATTTATCTGTAGAGGATATACGTACTGGCTTCTCTGGCGTAAAAGAATTTGCAGAAGATACATTTGAGTTACCTACCTACGTAGTTTCTAATAGACACCCCAGACACTTGATAAAATGGTGTGCTGAGTGGGGCATTGATGAAACTAAACTTGGTCTGTTGTATGACGTAAAGGAAGATCGTGTTGTGTTTCCTGTGTACCATCAGGATAAAATTGTAGATGCCACTGGCCGTGCGTTAGGAAAAAAATTACCTAAATGGAAAAAATATGGAAAAAGTGGCTTGCCATACAGTCATGGGTGTGGTAAAGTCGCTGTAGTTGTTGAGGACTGTGTGAGTGCAGCCGTTGTTGGTTACGGTTCCTTTGTCGGGGTTGCGCTTCTTGGCACTTCTTTGCAAGAGTCGCATAAAGGATTTCTCTCGCAGTTCTCAACAGCCATTGTAGCACTTGACCCCGATGCGCTACCGAAGACGTTGCAGTTTGCAAAAGAATTAAGAGGACATGTTAACGATGTTCGTGTTCTTAGAATTAAAGATGACTTGAAATATCGTAACCCGACAGATATGGAGAATTTAAATGGAATTATCACTGATTAGAAGTTTAATGGACAAATCATTTTATGATGACCACCGTGGGGCAAGATGCCCTGACCGTTTGTTTAGTAAGGATGTACGAAAGATTAAACAGGCTATCGACAAAGCTATGGATCGTTACGAAAGAACAGTAACACCAGACGAGATTGAGGCACTGTTCTTAGCAAACAATCCAACTATGACAACAGCACAGAAGAACTCTTTTTCTTCTTTGTTTCAGAAGATTAAAAAAGAACAACCTATGGGAGAGGATATTGCACAGGAAGTTCTTTCTAAACTATTTCAGCAAGTTATCGGGGAGGACATTGCTAATCTTGGTTTTGATTATGTGAATGGAGACAAGTCTAGCCTTGAGCCTCTTCGTTTATTACTGGAGCAATATGGAGATGACTTTACGCCTAATTTGAATATTGATTGGGAGGACATTGAATTGGAAACTTTGCTTGATAGAAACGATTTAGAAGCACGTTGGGTATTCAACATTCCTTCACTTGCTCGTAAGGTAGAAGGGGTAAATGCTGGACACTTGATTGAGGTTGGTGCTAGACCCAACACAGGTAAGACATCGTTCCACGCCAGCCTGATTGCAAGTCCGGGAGGTTTTGCACATCAGGGTGCTAACTGTATTATCCTATGTAATGAGGAAGGGTATCACCGTGTGGGTGCCAGATACCTTACAGCCGCAACTGGCATGACGATGCGTGAGATTAAGGCTAATCCATCTAAGGCACGAGACTTGTACGCACCTGTGAAGGAACGTATAAAGATTAAGGACGCAACTGGTCGTGACATGAATTGGGTAGAGTCTGTGTGTAAGTCTTATAATCCTGATGTAGTTCTTCTTGACATGGGTGATAAGTTCGCTAGGACTAGTGGCTTTGCACGTACTGATGAAGCACTTAAGGCCAATGCAGTACATGCTCGTATGATTGCTAAAGAATATGGATGTGCTGTGTTTTATATGTCACAGCTATCTGCTGAAGCAGAAGGCAAGATACAGCTTAATCAAAGCATGATGGAAGGCTCTCGTACTGGCAAGGCCGCTGAAGCTGACCTGATGGTTTTGATTGCTAAAAACCCTATAAAGATATCAGAGGACAGTTCTGAGCAGGAAGAAGACCCACAGCGTCATCTTAATGTTGTAAAAAATAAGTTGACAGGATGGCATGGTAGTGTACATTGTGAACTTGAATATCAGACAGCGAGGTATGTAGTATGAAATTAACACTTGATGTAGAAAACACAGTAACACAACGTGATGGCAAGATGCATCTTGACCCATTTGAGCCTGAAAACTCACTTGTTATGGTTGGTGTTCTTACTGACATGGGAGATGAGGCACTTGTTCCTTTTGACCATTCAGAGGCTCCATTTTCAAATATAGATTCAAGAATACTTATCCAGTCTTATCTGGACCAAGCATCAGTCTTGATTGCACACAATGCTGCATACGATTTATTGTGGCTTTGGGAATCTGGGTTTAAATATGATGGTCCTGTATTTGACACAATGCTGGCAGAGTATGTACTACAGCGTGGCATAAAGGAGCCTTTGTCACTTCAGGCTTGCGCTGAACGCTATGACTTGGATGCAAAGAAACAAGATACTCTTAAGGAGTATTTTAAAAAGGGATACAGCACAAGAGATATTCCATACGCAGAATTGTGTGAATACTTGTCTGCCGATCTTCATGCTACACAGCAACTAGCTACAAAGCTGATGTACAGACTAAACTTGACTGAGGATAGTACATTGATGAGTACAGTTGCATTGAGCAATGAAGTTGCAGTTAGACTTGCTCGTATATACCAACGTGGCTTTGCTGTAGATATGGAAGCACTGGAACAGGTACGTACAGAGTTTGAACAGGAAAAGGAACAGCTTATCAAAAATCTACAAGTTCATGTGCGTAAGGTAATGGGTGACACACCTATCAATCTCAACAGCCCTGAACAATTATCTTGGGTAATTTATGGACGTAAGGTTCTTGATAAACAGGATTGGGCCAGTAAGATTGACCCATACATGACCGATCAGGATTTCAATCGTCTTATCACAACAGGAACTGAGAGGCTGTATAGAACAAATGCGGTACAATGCGGTACTTGTTCTGGTACTGGTTACATCAGGAAAACTAAAAAGAATGGTGACCCTTTTGCAAAGGCAAATAAATGCCCAGAATGTTTGTCAGAAGGTTTCTTGTTTATTCCCACTGATACATTAGCTGGGTTTAAGTTCAAGCCACCATCACCTAAATGGGCTAGTGCAAATGGTTTCACTACAAGTAAAATGAATCTTGAGTTACTAGAAGGTGCGGCACGTACAAAGGGTATGGACGATGCTGTTGAGTTTCTCAGTAATGTTAGAAGACTTAGTGCAGTTGATACTTATCTTTCCTCTTTTGTTGATGGTATCAAGACACACGTAAAGCAAGATGGTAAGCTACATGTACGCTTACTACAGCACAGGACTGCCACAGGCAGATTTAGTGGTGCAGACCCTAATATGCAGAACATGCCACGTGGTGGTACGTTTCCTGTTAAGAAGGTTTTTGTATCACGATGGGAAGGCGGTAAGATTATGGAAGCTGATTTTGCACAGCTTGAGTTTCGTGCCGCCGCATATTTATCACAAGATGAGGTAGCAATAAATGAAGTATCTACTGGATTTGATGTACACGCATACACCGCGAAGGTTATTACCGATGCTGGTCAACCTACGGATCGCCAGACTGCGAAAGCGCACACGTTTGCTCCGCTCTATGGCGCAACAGGCTTTGGAAGAACAAGAGCAGAGGCGGCGTACTATGAACACTTCAACGAGAAGTACAAAGGGGTCGCAGCTTGGCATTCCAGACTGGCTAAAGAGGCTTTAGAAACGCAGAAGATACGCACACCAAGTGGTCGTGAGTTTTCATTTCCAGATGTTGTGCGTAAAGCTAGTGGTCGTGTATCTCACTTTACACAGATAAAGAACTACCCTGTGCAAAGTTTTGCCACTGCTGACATAGTACCTATTGTACTTATTTACATTGATGACTTGCTTGCTTATGCAAAATCATGTATAGTGAATACAGTTCATGACAGTATTGTCATTGATGTACATCCAGATGAAGAGCGATTGGTTCTTCAGACTATTGAAAAGGTAAACAATGAGTTACCTTATTTGATAGCTGGTAGGTGGGGAATAGACTTTAATGTACCCCTACTTTTAGAAGCAAAAATTGGCCCGAATTGGCTTGACACTAAAGACGTAGCATGATATAACTATGTCTCTTTAACTGAAAGAAAGGAATAAAATATATGACACAATTGACAACTATTGATACTAACAACTATGAAGCAATGGCGAAGGTTATGGGCATTGCTAATGAGGCTAGAACTTCTAGTAAGTCTAGTTCATTGGCTCGTATGCGTATTCACCATTCACCTATTATGGGTACTGCTGAAGTTAATGGTAAAAATGTTAATGTTGAGGTTGTAGAAGGTGGACAGTACAAACTGGAAATTCCAGATGGTCCTACTTACTATGCCTCTAGCGTTAAAATTAGACCATTCATGCAACGGTTTATGTACAAGCGTTTTATACAAGGTGGTGCTAATTCACCAAACCGCTTTATAAAGAGTGTTATGGCTGATACCTTAAACATTGACTTGAAGGACAACGATGGTGGCTTTAACTGCGGTAAACCTGCTGGCTACATCAAAGACTTCAAAGCATTACCTCAGAAAACACAAGATTTGATTAAACAAATCAAACGTGTTCGTGTTGTTCTTGGTACTGTTGATATGCTAAATGCTACTGATGAAAAGGGTGAGTCTGTAGAACTTGAGATTACACCATTTATTTGGGAAATCGACAATCGTGATGCTTTCAAAGAGATTGGTAGTAGCTTTGAAACGCTGGCTAAGATGCAACGTCTTCCTGTTCAGCATATCATTACTGCCAATACAGAAGAACGTAAGATTGCCACTGGTGCTTCTTATTTTGTTCCTATAGCGTCTTTGGATTTAACGAATACTCTTGAATCAACTAAAGAGGATCAAGTTTTGTTTAGCGACTTCTTGGCTTGGATTGATAACTACAATAATTACATTGTCAATTCATGGTCTGAAAAAGCTAATTCTCGACTTGAGGATGGTGATGCTGAAGTTCTTGATGATATCATTGACATTGAAGTTGATGACGAGGACGCAGCATAATGCATCATCCTGCTGAACTAGCGTTGCATCAGTACATGGAAGATGCAACAAAGGGCAAGACAACTATGTCAAAGGCTACCATTAAACAGGTAGCTTCTGATGTTGCTGATGCTCTTTCTCGCCAGTTTGGTAGTGGTAAAAGTAGAGGCGACTTTACATTGCGTATGTCAAATGTGGGTCGTCCTACTTGCCAGCTTTGGTATGAAAAGAATAAGCCAG